GCGGCTTCGGTGGAAAAAGAGAGGTATAACCTTTTGGGTTCTTCCATGCGTTCGCCTCTAACTTGTACCCCTCCGCCAACTTCTCAAAGTTAGGGAACTCGGTGCCGTCTTTTTGTTTCTTGTAAATGGTTGCCTTTTCGATACTTGTACCGTCTACACCAGTTGCAGAGCAAGAAATGGTCGGACCGTAAGGGCCTTCGGGTCGCAATTCTACGTTTGAGAGTGTGTATAGCATGTTTTTATTATTTAGCTTCGTCACCGGGGTCTACGTCGTCCCACTTGTTATCGAAGTCAATTCCGCAATCACGGGCGAGCATAATCTTTGCAACCTTGTCGCCGCCCGGCACCGCGAGCCGTTCCTCGACCTTAGAGCGCGACCGTTCCAATAGCACTTGCTGATTCATAGGAGAGTTTGAGGGCTGCTAATTTACGGTCAATCTGCGCGAGCTTCATAATGACACCATCGACCATCGAATCATTCGCCGAGAAACTTTGTAATGCTCCGTACTCGTCGTTGTAGAACACGGTGCAGGTGATTCCGTCGATTTCAAAAGGTGGTTTCATTTTATTCATTGGTTAATTCTACAGGGTCACTCTCGCGGTCTACCTTGTCCTCATACGCCTCGTCGCTTCCGTCGTATGTTGCCATAAATTGTTTGTTACTGATACAGATACATACTAGCATACGGTATGGAGCGGTCAATGGTCACTTGGGGATAACTCTACCAAGCGATTAACGGCCCTGTATAAAGGCAAGAAAGCCGCCCGATAAACGAGCGGCTGAAGTGGTGGGCTCTCGCTCACCGTTCCGCGTGCAGTTAGTTCTCGAATGGCGCGGATGCCTGTTCGAGTATTCGGAGAAACCGACGGAGATTTCGCGGTCGCTTGTAGGCGACTCTATTCGTAAGCAAAAAAGACTTACGGACTTTAGGCTGCTTCTTCATCTGATTCACCTCCTTTCAATTTTACCGCGCACACCGGGCAGTAGTCAAACGGTTCTTCGGGGGAATCAAGATTGTTAATCTCAATCCACCCTTCAGGATATGGTCTATCAAATGTGTGAAGAACAATCGTCTTCTTGTCACAGCGGTCACAGGTGAGTAGATACTGGTGGAGGCGTTGTTTCATACACACCTCCCGACGTATACCCACTTATCTCCGATGTGGTGACAGGCAATCTCGAACGCACGATTGGGCGGCTCATTGTTGAGAATGACCGATTTAGAATAGAGGGGCATACCAGGCGGTCTGGGACGCACGATTCTTAAAACTTTGACCTGTTTCTTCAGGGTGGGAGCGGTGTCGCTCCACCTGTCGATTCCAGTGGATAGAACGAACCTTTGCTTCATAACAACTCCTTTCCCATATGAGGTTACAATAGAAACACTCCCACAGCGGCATGTGGCTCGCTGTGTAGTACACATGTACCGGACAGCGCATACCTTCTCCTTTTTGTTGATGGTGAAATGGGGCAACTGACAAAACAGTTTAGGCTTTCGGTGTCGGTCCTGCTACAACACAGCCGGAACACCCGCCTAAATAAAAGCATCGTTGTAGTCCGGCTCTTATCAGCCCCCAACTCACCACCAATTTTCAAAGAACTACTCTCCGGCCCGCCATGACGGGCCAATCTCGTCGAAGTTAGCGTAACTTCGTTGTGAGTCTTTTCGCTCTGTTCAGAGCGAGCCGGAAAGCACCTTCCCCACCGCATACCACTAACCTGCCGCCGATAGAGGTTTGCGCATATATAAATGTTTGCCGCCCTCACCTTCAAACAGGCGAGTGGTACGCGACGGGGAAGATGACAAAGGACTACTTACGGAAACCGAGGGGAGAAACGTCACCAGTCTGGTAGCGCCTCCACCAAATCCACAAACCTGATACAACTACTGCAAGAGTCGAGACGGTCGTCGTGAGAGCTTCAGAACCGACGACGATGCCCATTTTGGGAAGTGCAACAGCTAAAATCTGCACCGCGACTGCTAAAATTGTGGTTGATACGTTCATATTTCGAGATGTCCATCACAAGAATAATCGGAACCTCCCACCGACCGGGGAGCTAGTAGTATTTTAACACGCTCAAGGAGGGTCAAGAGTGCAGCCTTGAGGATTCCCAGCTCGTCGGTCATACGGACAGCGATAAGGTCGCGGGCCCAGCTATCAGAGTAGTAGTTTCCATAACAGTCAGTATGATTCGGCTGGAGAACACGGTGTGGGAGGATGCGGGACAGGTTGAAATCAAACTGTGTGCCCGGTACAACCTCGTACTGGGCGGTCTGACCGTGCATGAGATTCATACACAACTGCACAAACTCCATACGTTGAGATTGCGTCATTATATCAACGGGGAGTCCGTTTGGTTTCGTTGTGAAGTTCCCCAGTGTACAAATTGAGACAGTATCCCCGTTGTGCCCCTTTTGAGCGCAAGTAATGGAACCGAGTGCGCGGCATTGGACTGGCTTTCCATTGGGCGGGATAACGAAGTTATATCCGACGAAGTACCCCATTGACGATTTATCAAAATCACGGGCGGCGTGAGCGGAGTCAATCTGTGAGAGGAGGAGTCCCTGTGATGAGCTATAGGGGTCGGAACCTATAGGGCCTGCATGATGCGGACAAATAAAACGTAGTGTACTCATACAAAAGTTTCTTTTAAGTCGTGGATATGGCTTTGTATCCTTCTCTGATAAAATGGCTTCCACATTTCAGGAGCCTTTGCACTGGCTATTTTAAGAAAATCCTTATAGCAGGTCGGGGCGCGGTGTGACGGGGCTGTACAATAGTCAACCGGCTTGTCAGTTTTGTTTAGTTTGGCTGGCATGAGGTTCGCAAGTTCAAGAGCTTCTTTTGCTTTTTTAATCTGCTTTCGTTTTTCTTTGAGAATCTTTGATGATGACGGAAACCCAAACTTCGCACGCCAGTATCGTACCGTAGTGTGGTGACACTTAAATATCTTTGCGATATGCAGGTCACCGACCTCTTTGATAAAGTACACTTTCATTTTTTCAAGTGCCGCCGCGCCCGCAGCGTTGTTCTGACCTTTGAAAACAAAAGATTCACCGCTTCTCATCTTCGTGGTAATTATATACCTCTCACGATTTTGTTAAAGGCAGTTGTCCACAGGTCGGCGATAAAACGGCCACACCGAGCCATTAAATCAGTGAGCCAGTTTCCTTTTTCGATGGTGTAGACTTTTTTTTTGACATAGTAACGCTTCACAATCGCAGGTGTGAACCACGCAACTTTCTTTAAGAGTGAACCATCGTCGTCGTAGGTATCGAAGATAAGCATGTGGTCGTCGTTCGCTTCCACCAACATTACCCAGTGATTATCTGCATCGGGGAGTGATACATACCTGTCTCCCTGTTTGTTCCACGCGTACACTGACATACCCAAGGGAGAAGTTTTCAGAGCAGCCAGTATCGCCTCTTTTGTCGGCGTGACGTATTCGTGTTTGAAGTCGTACTTCGCTAGAAATTCTCGCGCGACCTCGTAGAGCTTCGGTGGTATGGGTCCGTAATACTTCTCGAATGTATCAATATCAGGAGTATATGGATATGCGCTTTCAAGGACGAGGCCAACCTTGCGTATTGTTTCACACACAGTCTGGGGGCTGTTGCCCGAAGAAGTCGTCCCAGAGGCCGCAGCAAGAAACCTGTCACTCCAATTTTCTTTGATTCCATACTGTTGAAAGATAAGTGTTTCGATACAATTCAGACTTCCGAATGATGCACACGCGCTTACTTCGTAACTGTACGGGTGCTGTATTTCATATTCAGGAAGGAACATTACCCACGACCCGTTCTCTTGTAATGTGTCAGTTGGGAGAGCAGCACCGAAAATCCAGTCTTCCGGTTTCCGTGCATCAAAACGATGTGATAGGTCAAGTCCTCTATTCATCTTCAGTGTTTAAGTAACAGTCCTCGCATAACCATTCCTCTCCAACACGATACACTTGTCCCGTCTTTGCCCCGCACTCGTCGCATCGGTAGCTCATATTATACCACTTTACGCTGCTCTGATAAATAGATAGATAGAATTGCGGAGTAATTACACAAATCCGCAAGCGTGTCTTGGATGCTCTCGTCTGAAACCTTCGCGTTTCGTTGGAGTAAGTTTGCAGCGCGTTGGAATTTGTCACACAATCGGACGAAGATGCCCATTTCAACAGATATGGCACCGCCAGTCATGGCATCACACACACGGAAGTTCTGAAATGGGTCAGCGCCACTCGCGTAGTCGGCATTTTTCATTCTGCTAATTGATACGTTCCGGGCGTATATTTGTTCCAGTGCAGAAAAGAATTGTTCCTGTGTCAGTCCCTGTGTCATGTGAGTCGGGCGCGGTAATCGCCATTAGCGTCTAATTCGATAGAAACGCCTCCGTGCGCGGGTGGCGGGTAGCCTGCACGATATGCGTATGTATTCCAGTACCCTAGGAAAGGTGGACATACCACCGTATATTGAGTGATTTCAGTCAGTCTAGCGTGCATATAATCAATTGAGAGCGACGTTTCAGGCTGTACAACGAGGTCATGGACATGCCCGGACAAGAAGAAATGAATGTCAGAGGTAAACTTCTGCGGGCGCGATGCCATGTTCATTTTCCCCCCTTTCGTCTGGGCGTTCCCGAATCCGTGCTGAACATGGAAGTTCCATATATGGGAGTTGGCGAGAACCGACATGACAAAGGGTCCGTCGAAGTAAGGAACCTGTAGGCGTTCGCAGAGAAGTTGCATGATGTCAATGCCTGTCTTTTTGTAACTACGCCATTCGTGGTTCCCGGTCGTTGCTCCCAATGTCTTGTGCGCCACCCGTGCGAGAATCGCAGTCATGTCGTCGAGTTGCGTGTGCGGATTGGCTACCTGGTCATACGACATGCCCCTACCGTCGTCCAGGGCGTTCTCCATCATGTCCCCGCCCCATATACAGTAGACGTTCGGTGTCTCCTCTATCCAGCGAATGTAGGAAAGAAACTTGTCGTGGCGGTGTGCGGAGTGCCCATAGTGAATGTCAAAGAGCGGGGCTATGAGTATCTGTCCTTTGAACTTCGGCAGCTGCGCCATGATGTAGGGACCATCGGTCTTTGGTGCGCTGTATACTGCGTGGTCGCGCTTCTGTAGCTTCCATTCCTGTTTGATTTCAGGGAGCAAAATAAAAACCGATTCATTGAAACGGTTTTTCTGTTCAAATAGGTGATACCCTTCGTATTCTTTTGCAAGACACGAATCAGACCCATACGTCGCTATGATTTCCTGCCTTGTTCTGCCTTTTGCAAGAAACTGTAGTGGTTGGGTTGCGGGACCGAGGTTGTTATTTATAGTCAGATTACGAATCCCCATTCTCCTCCGGCGGTGCTCTATCGCTCCGATACTCATGCCCGTCAGTTGTGCTAATTCAGCGTGTGATAAATGGTTGCTTGAACGAATCAAATCAGTGATTTGTTGTTTGTTCATTTGGTATACTTGCCCGTTCAGGACGGGTGCCTAATTTAGCTTCGATTCTATCTAAAGACCTCAATACTTCTCCAAAATGTGCCGCCTCTCTTGTATCGAGAGATTCCACTTTTGAATCAACAGTTGCCACCGCTTGCGTTGTTTGTAACTTCGATGTGTAGAAAGCAACTACTGGAGTAAGGAGAAACGTGATAAGTCCCGCCGCACCGACCAGCGTTGGGATTGTTATTGCGCCTCTGATGTTTCGTAAAAACTTCATCTTCGTTTAATGAATAATAAGCGTCCCGTTCGTTACTTTTAATGTGGTATTAAATACTTTTAACGTCGTGGAAGTAGCAGCAACGATTGCCCCGCCCCCACAATCATCTGTGTACGGCAGTGACGAGTTTTGATAGGTCGGAGAGTTTACGGCAGTCAATGTAACCCCACCTGATACCTCGTCGGTTGCATTGTTTTCAAAGAGCCAGTTGTGAGTCAACCCCGTCGTCGTATTGGAAATCTTGCAATTGTACGTCGTGGAAATATCAGAGGAAGTGCGGGCAATGTTCCAGGAACGTATGTCGTCAATCTGTCCATCGTAGTATCTTGATGCGGGCGCACCGTTCTGGTACCCGACCTCGAAGGCAACAGCACTGTCGTTCATTGTGGCAGTCGTGTTGTCAGCTGCCACAGTAACGGGAGAACCATTGACGTAGATTTTACACCGTGAACCGAGAGACGCAGCCCCGTCCCAGGTAACAGAGATGTGATACCAAGTTCCCGTTGAGAACGTTGAGGCGGCAGAGTTGCAGGAGTTAAATGTCCCACCACCTGAAGGACGCATCTGCCAGTAAATTGTGTCCCACACACCGTTTGCATCGTCATCAGAAAATACAAGCCGCCATACTTGGGTGCCTGCCGTGCTCGTCATTTTACTGGTAATGTGCATCAAGTCACCCGTGTTCACGCTCGCAGGTTTAACCCACTGTTCTATCGTGAACGCCGAGAGCCCGTCAATGATGTCCCCACCTGTAAACTCTTGCGACGACGCTTTCGCAAGAGAGGTGGTATAGGTATTAGTCGCCAACGCCTCGAAAGGAAGGAAGGTCAGAACGAGTGAGACAATGGTGGCGACAATACGTTTCATAGGTGGCGGTGAATATGAGAACCCTTTTCAAGCGAACCGTCAGACTTCTCCCGCGAGTTGTATTCGTGACGAGCGACAATAAAAATTGCGATAGCCCACGTTATACCAGCTAAAAGAGTTGCGACCCCGACGATGATAATAGTTTCTATTCCCATGGTGTTGATGTCGCATAAGGAGTAAAACCGCCTACGATTTCGCGGGAAAACGAGTAACCCTCGACATCGAATCTGATGTTAATTATATACCCTTTTAGACCACCTGTGTCGGTTTCGTCAACCCAAACTGTGAATAACCCTCCGTTCTTATTGAACGTATATGGCTCTATATGGGCGTATTTTGATAGATTTATCTTGCTATTTTCCTGGTCATTTTTCAGTAAATCTACTGCCATTCCGATATAGTTTTCAGTCTCAACGGAATTATTCAGCGCGTCAAGTTTTAACATACGCTCTGCCGTAGAGGTTGCGTTTGCAGGGGTACCGTCCTGGACACCTGTCGCAATTGTAACGGCGATAGCGGCGAAGGCGAGAAGCGCGGCGATGATAGTTTGTTTCATGGTATTACAACTGACCCGGTCACATTAACGGAGGAATTTATAAAGAGACGAGTTGAGGAGGCGGCTACACTTGAGGCGGTGTAGGTGGCGTAGATGGAATAATTACGGTCTGAACCATTTGTAAAAGTTGTTGTGGAGGGCCAGCCTGTCGCATAAGCGTTGGTAAAAGATTTCGCCGTGCCTCCCAAAACATCCCATCTCCAAGTAGTCTGGAAACTGGTCTTAGCAAATGGAAAGTAGCTGGTGGAATTGACAACTGAACCGTTATCGGCGGTTGTAGTTATCCAGAGTGGGTCTGTACCTGTCTCACAAGTTTCGTTGGTGTCATGGTATGCGGCACGATTGCCCGACGTGTCATATACCGCACCTTTAGCACAATAATCGCCACCCGAACCATTATCTTCAAGATAAACCGAAACACTGTCAACTGTGCCGTTAGAAGCTGGCGACGATGAATTTTCTCCACCTCTGGAAACCCCTTCAGCTAATAGACCCGAACTACCACCAATCGTGGTATACCCAAACGTCGGGTCAACCCTCACAGGATAAACCGCATCATCAAGAAACTTCTGCGGGACGGTGACAGACAGCACACCGCTCGTATACGAAAGTTCAGCCCACACTTCAATACCGTTCGCATCAGTGGCTTTTGGTCGGTAGATGTGAAACGCCTTGCCTGTTGCGTAGTTGGTAGAGCCGACACGATGATTGGCTTTTGTCTTGTGATAGACAGCATAGCTGCCCACCACATTGTCAGGACGTGACGCACCTTCGGCTATCTCCTCGGCCGTGAGTTCGGGCTGGTAGAAGAAGTCAAACTCCTCTGCCCCGTCTATTTTGTAAGTAAAGATATTGGTATCAGGTTTGCTATCGAGCGTGAAGTCAATGTCAAACTCATTCTCCGTCCCGTCTTTGGGCTCAATGAAGGCGGTCACATCACCGCTTTTATATTCCATTCGTTTCGATAGAAAGGGTCGATTGGCGGTCGAGACAAAGTCTTTTTCAGCACCACCAAGCAGCGTGGTAGGTATCTGCGGCTTTATCGAGATTCGATACTCATCATTCCAGCCCACCAAGTCCATCTGCGCCTTGTCTTTTGCTATCTCTACTCTTTCGCCCTGTTGAACGTCTGCACGAATTGAAAGCTCCTGGTATGCCTGCTTGTCTGTGTAAGGGTTGATTTGTGCATCAGTCACAGCACCGCCTCCAACCAAGATAGAGGCGGCTGCAAACCCGACGGCAATTTTCTTTGGTGTTTTCATTAGTATGTACCGCCCCACACCTTAAACCGTCCGACATTCAACTTGGCAAAGGCGGGAGTCCCGGCAGCTGAACGGGCAACCCCAATAAAGGCGCGTATATACACTGTCGGAAGATTCGCATACGGTATAGTCGCAGCGGACACGGCACTATCATTGATATACACATTCGCTCCGTTCACCCCGTCCACTACAAGGAGGGCCTTGAACGGCGTTGTAGAGGTCGAGTGGGTAGATGCGGCGATATACGGTACGCCGTTTCTCCAAGCTACAAGGTTCCATACTGCTGTGGAAGATGCGACAAAGAATACTCCATTTGTAGGTTTGAACATCGCATCGTGTGTTGAAATTGATGCAGAGGTCACATTAGAGAAACCAAAGCCGTAAGAGACTGAAGTGGTCGCGGAGCTTAACGATACCGTACCTACGTTTGGAGTTTGCAGCCATGATTCAAACGCAAGGCCACCCGTTGAAGTCGCAGAGCCAACGATAACCGATTTTAGCACTGCCAAACTGTTGGCCGCACCGGAGGCAGCAGCGTTTCCAGCCACCATACTCTGCATGAGAGGTGTACCCGATGCCATCGTTCCCTCAAGTGTTGTCTGGGCTAGAATCGTCCCGTCAGTGTTAATATCGAAGAACATTTGATTTCCGCACGGAAACGGGTTGACAGTCGCAGAACCAAGAAGGTCGGCAGTTACCGCAGTGTTTGACACCCAGGGGATAAGACATGAGAACATGAGTGCGCTGTTCGCACGTCCTGCGACATTCAATTTGCTGGCAGTAGAGACGGTGCCGATGCTTACCGTCCCATCGACGATAGCACTCGACGATGCAAACAGATTGCTCTTGAGCCAGACAGGAATCGTCGTTGATGGTGTGAGCGATAGAATGTTGTACGTCGTTTGCTTTATCCAGTCAGAGACACTACTGCCTCCTGCTCCTGTGGCGTCTGTCCCGCATATAATTACCCCATTGGAGTCCGTCTCAAGGGCTTCGGTGCAGGACGATGTTGCAATTTTTAGATTCCCCGTAATTTGAACGTTTCCTCCTACGTCCAACGTATCATCGGGATTTGTTACGTTTATCCCAAGATTTCCGGCCTGCTCGTCATACCACAAAATGCCACCAAAAAGTGAAGCCCCGTAGGCGCTGAAGCCTGTCGCAAGAACCAACCCTATAATGAGATACTTTACTTTTTGCATGATAGCTCTAGTGTGTTAAGACGCTTTTCTAATTCTTTTATCCTTTCATCCTGGTTGTTATTCCAACCAATGATTTCTTTGACCGCCTTCACAACAGTAGCCAGTATCGCATTTTGGTCGATAGAGCGCGGTTCTCCATCTGCCTCGTAAGCATCAGCAAGCTCCGGGAACACGGCTTTCAAATCTTCGGCGATGAAACCCCAACGGGCACGCGTGCTGTCGTTATACACGAATTGCACGGGCTCAATCTTTTGAATTGTCTCAATGCCGGATACGGGTAGGTCAAGAATATCGTGCTTGAACCGGCGCGAGGACACTGTACAGGTAAGAGCAGCGTTCGAGGTGACTTCTGTGCCATTGAGACAGAGTGATGAGGGCGTGCCCGCAGCAACCGTGAGTCCCGACACGGCCATCGTCCCGACGAGGGTAATCGTCTTTGAGGGGGTTGAGCTGCCAACCGATAGACTCGCCGGACCGAGCGGGTTGAGGACGAAAGCACTCGATGTCGCGGAATAGTTGTCACTCGATGTCCCAATTCGGAATATTCCGTCAATATTCGAGAGGATGATATGCTTCGCGTTTGTGCCTGCATCCGTATCGGTGATTGCGAAATACGGCGCAGTACCAGCAACTTGGAGTGCCCAGTTTGCAGTGGTCGTTCCGATGCCTACATTACCAGTGAAGTTTGGGCTCGCATTGAATACAGCAAAGCCTGTTCCAACTTCATCAGTCAGCAACGCGCGCAATTCTGCGGACGTATCAATAGAGGTACTGGCCACGCTGTCGTTGAACCGCGTCCAGTCTGTTGTGGTGATACATCCCTTCGCGCTCACGCTTGCGTCAGCGCAGGTGAGAACAGATGAGGCACTGCCGATTATGGAAACTGGTTGACTCAAAGCAACCGGGGCCGTCGCTGTCAGTGCGGAAGTTGCTACCGTTCCAAGAAGTGCCGTTGTTGGTCCCGTGTTCGTCCAAAAAGCGAGATTGCCAAGAACGGGGACAGATGATGTCCCGACACTTCCTGCTCCACCACCAGACCCAGACGAGTCTGTACCACACTTCAAGTTACCCGACCCGTCCGTATCAATTGTGTCGCAGTTCGTAAGACCAGTGACAGCAAAACCTGTGGAGGTTGCGCGTGCAAGCGTCGTATCACTCCACACGTTTAGTGTTCCCGTTGCTACCGTGTTACCGCCAAGCCACGTTGAGCCTCCGACGGATAGTTTAGAGTTTGGGGTTGATGTTCCAATACCAAAACTCGATGCCAGCCATGATGATGTAGACGAGATACGGCCCGTTTCAGAACCCGAACCACCGAGATTAACAGTCGCGTTCGGTGGGTCAACCCAAAGAGTCGCAGACGTAGTGGCAGAAGATGAGAGCGATACGACCGCATTCGGGTTGAGCGGATAGAGGTTAATCACCCCACTGTACGGGGAAGTGGTCGCCCAGGTCGTAGAAACAGAGTAGTCATAGGTCGTGCCACCTCCTCCCGATACACACACATTCCCTATGGCAAAACAGCCAGTAGTAAGGTTGACACCGTTTTGAAATGTCGAAGTAGCGGTTCCTGTCACCTGGAGCGAAGAAGTCGTTGCGTTACGGAATGATGCACTTTGGGCATAGAATATCGTAGAAGTTGCATTATTAAATGTCGTCGAACCATAAAACATCTGCCCCGTCGCCCAGTTGTTCGCGGTAGTTGTCGGATGAACCCATGCAATAGAGAGGGTGCGGGAACCAGACAAGTCACCACCACCTAAAAACGGATAGGTTGTGTTTATTGCAGTTGCCTGTAATGCGTAACTTCCAGCGGCCTGGTAGTCAGTCCCCGAAAGCGCAGGGATAATACCGCCTGTTGAGTTTGTTTTCAGGAGCGTACTAGTGATAGAGGTGACAGCGAGAGATGTCGTCGTGGCTTTTGTTGCAGTGAGCTGCTGTAAAATAGAGACAACACTCGTTGAGGTGGCCCTAAAAGCGTCTGCTACTACGTTACCAGCAACAGAGAGCCGGGCATATGGAGATGTCGTACCGATACCAACAAAGCCTGGGTTGGCATCGAGGGCACCAGTGATGATGAGATTGGCATACTCTGCTCCACCGTAGCCATACAATTGCAACCCGTTTGATGTTATGTCGTCGGAAATGTTTACCGACGAACCTCCGGCTGAAAATCCAAGACCAATGTATCCGTTAAAGAGATTCAGTGTCGGGCCGCTTATGGCACCTCCCGCAACGTAAAATTCTCCGCTTGCATCAAGTCTGTCACTTTTGAGAAGAACAGAGTCATTCACTGTCCCCACGGTGACAGTCGAGGACGCATAGAGCGCATCTTTAATCCACACCGGGATAGTAGTTGAGGGAGTGAGAGTGAGAGTGCCGAAGTTAGTCTGTTTGTTCCAGTCGTTCGTGTTGCTACCGGCGACTCCTGAACAGCTACCCCATGTGTTATTCGTCCCGTCTGTAATCAGACAGTTCCCATTTGCTGGACCGGTAGCAAGTTGCAAAGAGATGAACGGGTCGCTGAACGAACCTAGTGATAGTTCTGGTGTAGACGTTTTATTAAATACAAGCGTTCCAACAATCGCGCCGAGACTGAGCGCAACAACCGGGATAATGATTTTAAGTATTTTAGTCATGTCCATATAATTAACCGATATATTTTATCTCAAAATCTTTTCCCGAATATGCCGTCGGTAGTGCTGTTGAAAAGGTCAAGGTCTTTCCCTTATAGGTGAAGTTCGGTAATTCCGCTATCTGTTCACCGTTCAGGGTGAACCCAAAGACAAAGAAGATGTCGTTTTTAACTGTGTATGTGGTGTTTACACCGTTTATATCTCCGGTAGGAGCTTCCGTATGAGCGATATACTTAAATGCCTGCCTGACACCGATTGCTGAAACGCCACCGCCGCGACTACCCGTAGAAGAAGTAGATTTGAGTGTCTTTATATCTTCCTCGATAGAGTCCAGTCCTTTGATGGCTGACTTATCAAGTCGCTCGTCACCACTCAAGAGTTCGAGGCCATCACGGATAAGTCGTCCTTGTGCTGGTAGGTTCTCGAATAGTGTATTAGCATCAGGAATCTCTATCTTCCCAAGGACTTTCTCTACTATCAGTTCCTCGTCAGCATCCTCACCGTTCTGTACGGTGGCCAATTTATCATCTACTTCCTGCATTTTTGTCATTACAGACTTCCGCACAGACTCCATTTGAGAAGCAATCTGTCCTTTGATGTTCTGTAGGTTTTCTTTGGTGTCTTTCGCTAAAGTAGAAGCAAGGGTTTGTATCTGTGCAAGGTTATTTTTGTCTTCTGCTGACAATTCATTGTGTACCTTTTTAACAAATTCATTTAATACTTTGAACGCAAGAACAAACTCCTCACGGGTAATAGACTCCGTTACATCTTTCCAGACTCTTTGGAACTTTTCTAGTTTTTTACTGTCCATGTATTTAGTTGTTTACCGACGTTTCACTGCATTATAACACTTCTTTGGTTGACTCTTTGTGGACTTACTTATTTGCCTTTCATTAAAGATTGTAGATAAGCACGGGTGCGTTCTTCTGGTTTACCACCAACAATCTCACTGCCTTTCTCAATAGCCGCGTCAAGCAATTTCTGGGTAAACCCACGGGTGTTGGTAGGAACACTACCTTCCGACATAAGTTGTAAAAGTGACTGCCCTCTGAAGTCTCCGGCATCTTTCATCGCCTGTAGCGCAAGAACAGAGTCATCAAGTGCGGGGTAACCAGTGAGTTGTTCAAGTTTAACCAACCAGTCTTTTTTACCGTTATTCAGAACCGACTGCACTGAACTCTTAGCCAAAGAAGCGTCACGAGCATAATCGCCCGATGCAGTCTTTTTACCTAAGAACGAACCACCCTCGTCTAAGAAGTTTGACAAGTCAGAATACGCTTTGCGAGCGTCGTAGTACGCCTGTAATTCAGGGTTCCCAGTTTTGGTTGGGCTGAATTGGTCACGCAAACTCGCCTGACTCTGTTTGATAATGCGTTCGCCATTCGTAGTATTGACGATGCCTTTGCCTGACTTAAAGTTATCAACCAGACCTGCGGTGCGGGAAAGGAAACCGTCGAGTTCCGCGATTGTGGGGTTAGAGCCAAGTGAGTCAAGTTCGCGCAGGTATTGAGTGAGTAAATCTATATCTTCAGCGGCGAACTTAGATGTCTTACCAGCTACCAGGGCATGCTTGGCCGCATCATATTCCACACCGCTATCTTTCAGACTACTTGCTAGTAACTGTATAGATTCATCTATTTTGGTCTGTACTCCACCAATCTTCTTTAGTTCCGAACCCATGACTTCACCAACGGCACGACGCTGTGCGACGACAGCATCGAAAGCATTACCAATTTTCTCGCCTACTTGTGAAATCGCCGGGTCAACTTTTATATCAGTAATGGCTTTCTTCGATTGTGCTAGATACTGGTCATAACTTGCAACAGGGTCAGATAGTCTTTGTGTACCCTTCAAAAACGAAGGATTTTCTGTACTGCTGAGACGGGTCGCGGCCGACTCCAATTGAGGGTTTGCATTTCGCTTACCAAGTACCACCTGGAGTTCATTTCGTAGATTTTTTCCTTCGGTTTGGGCGGCGTCAGCCAATATTGACGATTCTTTTTGAACAACTTGGGCTGGTTTATTGGTAGCGGGACCTAAAACACCACCCAACACACCCTCTGCGGTTGCCCCAATAGGTGCACCGACGATACCGCTAACAAGTCCTGCTTTCCCAGCTTCTGCAACGGTCCCGCCTTCAGCGAGTGTTTTACCTTGACCATATAATGCTCCTGAACCAAAACCAGTCACCGCCCCCGTAGCAAGTCTGCCTATAAAATTAGTTGCTTGTGGTAAACCAGGAACCTTTCCTGCCGGTAATAGAAGCGAGCCAACTTGTAGCCCTGCCCCGATAGCTTCCATAGTTGTCGGCTTTTCTAAATTTTGCTCCGTACCCTGCTGGTGCATACCGGGAGCAAAGGATAGCACTTTACCTAAATAATCGGTCGTTCCTTTCAGCCCAAGAGTATCAGTAATCTTATTAGCAAGCGGAACGGGCTCAACGGGAGCCGCCGGTGCGGGTGCCTGCTGCGCGGGAAGGCCCAACCGGGCACGCGCAATGGCTTCACGCACCTGCGATTCGGTCTTGCCGTTCTTTTGCCCGTATATAATGATGTTCTTTTCTAGTTCGGTGAAAGCCATAGTATTTAATTAGAGAAATAAGCGGAGGCATCAGTAGGGGCACCTTCATTTAGCGGAATACTGTCGTAGTAATTTGTGATTGCCGAACTTTCTTCCGGCATAAACACCACGGCCAGCGCACGCTTCGTTGTGTCTTCAATGACTTTCTGCATTTTTTCTAATTCAGCTTTGAAAGTTGCGGGGTCAATATCATAGCCAATCACCTTTCCATCAGGTTTTCCGTTATCGGTTACTCTCCATGAAGTAATCTGAGAACCGGCACGGTCTAGCATTACCCTTTCTCCCTCACTTAACGCGCCAAGCGTTCCGCCAGCCGTTTTAAGTGCAAGCAAAGTGGCCAGCGTCTTTTGACTGGTTAGTTGTTCAACCGCACTGATAATTTTTTGGCTCCCTCCAGTGTAGGATTGGTACGCGCGACCGATGACTTTAGGTAATGCTGGTACGCCCAAAACTGGTATTTTTGCAAATCCTTCGAGTAACTTGCCCGACGCAGTAGTGTGTACCACCGAATCAAGTGCCTTCATCATTTTAGGGTCAAGAATACCTTGTATTTCTGCTACCTTTGCGTCATTGGACGTTATTAAATCTGACTTGTTTTGATTGAATGCAGCATCTGCAATACGTTTTTTATCGGAAATTACGGCCTCACTTGCTATACGAGCAGCGCGTTGAGCAGGCGTTTCTTGACCAAGCAACTCTGTTTCTCTGCGTGTCTGTGCAGCACCCGCCTTGGCGGCGTCAATTTGTGCGTTCTTTAGAAGCAAATCAAGTTTCTTACCTTCCAGTTCTACCTTGGCGGCGGGGTCAGTTAATGACTGACCAGCAATTACAAGTGCTTTCATCGGGTCAGTTTCTGCGGTAATTGCCCTTACAACATCATCTGAAGCGCCGTACTTACGGGCCGTAATAGCCATATTCTGAACTGCGGTCAAATCTGCTTCCTGTTTTGCGATATTCCTTGCTTCTTTCGCATTAGCAGCCGTCTGCGCCTGTGCGCGTGCCTTCTGTGCCTCGGTGTAAGCGGGGGAAGCCATGATACGGGCAAGATTGCGGTCATTCGCTTCTAGCGCGGCCTTCTTTGGCCCAAAGACCTGCTCTACTGCTCTATCAGCGAGGTTCTGTGCGGTGGTAAGGTTCCCGCGAGCCGCTTCAAGCTGTGCACCAGCATAAAGTGCCTCGATAGCGTTTGAACGTAGTGCGGCGGTCTGAATCGGAGCAAGTCCACCTGCGGTAATACCACGGCCAGTCGCTTGTTGTTGCAACTCCAAAGGAATAGCAGTAGCTCGTGTTCTCAACAGGTTCATAGCAGCTTCTGCATCAGTCAATGCCTGTTGTTTGGCGGCAATACCTTGTGCCTTTTCTGCTTCTGTCTGTGCTGCACCACGGCCAAGTAAATCGGACTCAAGACCCATAGAACGAGTAAACAAATCTTGTGCTTGCTGTTCTGCGGTACTTAATTGTGGAGTCGGCGAACCAGTAGAAACGCCAATTTGAGAAACGTCTGGGACTGCTATCGGTGCAGGTGCTTCAAACTGCGGAGTGGAGGAAACTGATTGAAGCGTGGACGAATTGATTGCTGGTACACTTGTAGATTCCAATCCTGGCTGTATCTGTCCGACAGGGAGGCCAGTGGACGTATCAATCGTCTGTCCTGCTGCGTTTTTATATGTTTGTCCAGTAGCCATTTTAGTTATTATAACACGCGAATAAATAGATTTATGTGTACTATGTCGCTATCAAACCGAGTTCACGAAGCCGGTCAATGACACGTTGGACTGCCTGTCGTGCATCAGCGTCAACCGTTCCCCCACCTGTTGGGTAAGGAACCGCTGCGGGCTGGTCGACAGGAGAGAGCCCATAGAAACCAAGTAACTGGTCAGACGCTGTCGCAATACGAGTCCCCGTAGTTCTACCAGTTTGTATTCCTTTACCATCGAACATCTGTAGGTGCTTTTCAAAAATATACTTATCAGAAGCGATAAAGTCAGAGAGTTGTTTCTCTATTAAAGTTACCCGCCTGTCTAATTCGTTTATATCCATATAGTTAGTATAAATCGTCCTTTGCAACACCGACCTCACCGTAGAGACTAGTGATGACCGCTCCCCCAGTTGATTCAATACGAAAACGGAGTTCTTTTCCGCTGGGAAGTTGCGCCCCTGTGCTCTCGATATTGATTGCAGAGTGGGAGATGGAATTGTCAGTTGATTCGGTAAAGATGGTCGTCCACGACGAATCAGCATCAGCCTTATATTTAATAGTATACGAGCCGTTCGTCGGCAGGGGTTCTGTCGTTACAGTAATTCCGATAAGGTCTTTCCTGTTCCTCTTATCTCCCGCATCGAATACGGTAGTTTCATATATTGATGTTGAGTTGTAGGTAGCTTGGTCGTCAGTCTTTGACATGCCAAAGGTGCCGCTACTTTGATAACTAATGAAAACAATATCTCCAAGCTGGAAAAATCCTTTTATAAATTTGCTCGACGTCAGCCCCGTATCGTTATTTACCAACCGGTCAAAGGTCACGGCATATGTCCCATTCTTATTTTTTGAAATAGCCCAGAGCCCGTCCATAACCTCACCGTTAATAGTTCCAATTACGGAGAAAAGTATCTTTTTGTCTACTTTCTGTTTTCCATAGACTGTTGGGACACCATCAAAATCAAATTGCGCCATAAACTGTGCCTCTGAACCTGACCCATCCCAATATCGAACAATCATTCTGTATTTAGAACCATTGGTTGAGTCTCCAACGACAGATACCCCGAAAGTAACACCGTCTATTTTTTCGATAACTTGCAGACTCCCATAACCAAAATCTATCTTATCCGATAGCGTCGTGAGTGAGCTATCCCTATCCCACAGATAGTAGGTTGACCTACCGATACCTGACGCAGGACGGGCACCACACCCAAGATAGTTTCCATCTTCGCAGAGCCCTATAGGAATTTTGAATTTCGGTAATTGTAATGCAGTAGCAGTCCACGCGCCGCTATTGTTTTTAGCTATAGCCGCATTTCCTGTCGCTGAATCATAATAGGGGATATACAGAATATCATCTCGTGAATGTACTAGTCCTTGTGCTGCTGATGTGTAAGTAATAGCTGCATCCGCCTCTGTAAATGCGCTCGCCGCAGCGACATCGGCCTTCCATACAGACGTACCAGCGCGCAAACCGTAAAGAAATCCGTGATATTCAACTAATACGTTTTGCTCACGGTTTCCGGACGCCGAGGCACCGTTCGCTGGCGCTGACCAGGTTGCGTCGGTAAAATCTGACTTTTTGAATATCTTTACATACTCATTCGAGGGGTCTTTTCCTAATCCGTATACATAGGTGTTCCCCGAAACGTCATCGTATTGCACCATTTGTGTAATCTGCCTGGTAGAAGCGGTATCGTCGCCAGTTTCAGACTGTCTGTATGGAATGAGGGCATTCTTTTTGGAGATGGTATCGAAGTTTTTAGTTATTGGTGACATACCAAACGTATCACGAATGTTATTCGTCATACCAAGGTCGAATCGGTCAATTTTGAATGGTATAGACATTATGGATTTAGCTAGTTATTTGAACCATATACTTGAAATATTGTTCCTGCTCCGTATGAACCACCTGAAGAAATGAATTGAATCGAAGTGATAGGACTTGTGTTTGCGTAGACACCTGAACCATGAAAATCAACTGGATACATCGCACCGACTGAACCTAATCCTTTCCATGTTACGAATGTTCTCCGTCCTGCGCCATTTGCACCGCTGTTGTCAATATCAAAATCAAAGAATAGTGGTGACGTTGTGCCAGTCGCAAACATAGATATCTCGGTTGCGCTGCTGCCAATGGCACGAGTAGTATTTTCATAATAACTATATCCATAGGAAGCTGAATGGTCACCGTTGAAATAGAATTGCGTAGCAAGGTTTGTGCTGCTGGCAACAGACACATATACTTTATAGAACCGCGAAGAGAAAGGTAACGTTACCGTTGCAGTATTCAATGAAACAGTTGTAGTCGTTGCGGTAATAAGCCTCCACTCTGGCAGAATCCACAACAAGTTACCGCTTCCGTCATTCGATAATACTGTTGAAGATGCATTATTTGATGACGGCCAACGGTAGTTCACACCATTTACAGAGAGTGTAGTCGTTGTCGCGTGGGTTGTCGAAGCTCTTGTCGCAAAGAGCCCATAACTAAAAATATGATACCCAGACCATGTATAGTCGAGAGACTGGTTGACCGATACAGACTGCCACGACGGTTTCAAACCAATTCCATTTGACACAAGTACCTGTCCCGAACTACCAAGCCCACTGACCGCGTGGATAGGGTTTGTAGAGGAACCGAGCAGGACTGCGTACTGCTGAAGGGTTGTTGAGCCGGTGCCTCCGTATGCGGGTTGAATCGTCGAGGCATTCCATGTCCCTGTAGTAATCGTACCAACTTCTGCAAGGTTCTTGTTAGAAGTAGTTGCGGCGAATGCAGAAATCTCCAGCTTGGTATTGTTGAGGGAGTTAATTGTTGCGTTATATGAGGTCGGGAAGTCAGACATAGTGTCGGAGCTTGAAATGGTCGTGACCGTTGAACCAAGTGTAGTCGGTGCGCTCACCCACTTAATAGGAACTTGCAACCATGCGGTGACAATAAGAAGAAGCGAGAGAACGGAAGATAAAATGATGCTTAATATGTATTTCATCGGCTTTCTAATGTTACTGATACTGTATTCTTTGATTCCTCTATAACGTTACTACCGGGGTTACCCCATGTTCCTGCTGCCTGACTCGACGGAAAGCTAGCTTCTCCCCACGTCAAAGACGTTACCCTGCTCTCCAATGAAAGCGATACCGTATTTTTTGATTCGTTTGTGATTGATACTGTCATTTAGCGATGTTTTATGGTTGCCATCGTCATCCTTTCAGGTTCCGTCTTATCACGCATACTGTAAAATTCAATTGCCTTTGCTTTATCAGCGTTTATATCATTCGTCAAAGTAACGACACGTTCAGGTTTATACGATTTACAATAAGGAAGTGCGGTCATCTTGCACAGTGTCATGTGAAACGGGGTGGCAATACCTGGTACAAGCGTGCCGGTGGTCGCTTCGCCAGAGCTAATCGTGTATGAGGTACGCAATAGACGGAATTTCAACCCAGCCGCCAGGGTTACTGCTGTAGCAGTTGGAGCTGGATAGAGCTTAATGGTGTTTTCGAGCTTATCAATATGTGTAGGGAGTCCTGTCGCGGCAAAAGCCTGTTCAATTTCGCTTCCGACGAAATCGCGCGGGTCAATATTTTCAAGCGGTTGCCATTTTCCACCAGCGTCTAATACGGAGAACCTATCGTACCCCAAGAACCTGTCAGCGATAGTATATTTACTGACGCCCTCTTGTAATGTGATTGTGCCAACGGGAAGGTCAGTCCAGTTAAGGTCATCAAACTGTGCTTTCCCAACTGCTTTTGATATTTCAACGGTAAATTCCTCTTGGGCAGCATTGAACCGACGCAAGATATTCGCGTCAGTGTAGCTTGTAGACGTCGCGTCACAAAGTAGTCTTATTTCACTGTAGCAGTCTGCGATAGTCATAGTATGTTAATAAAGATAATCTCCTAAATGACCGATTTCTAAAGGTTCAGACCAAATCTTAATACCATTCTCGCGTGCCTTCCGGCAGAACCAGAAATCCTCACCCATAGTGGTAAATCCATTAGGCTCCTTGTCTATGTCAAACCACGGTTGGGACACTGTTTGAAATACAGATGTCTTTATCAGAATAATCCCAGTTCCAACGGCTGATACTTCGACAAACTTTTCCTCTGCATTGTCCGTAGGTTCTAACACTAAAACGTTGAGGCATTTCGGAAACTTCTTCGTGTGATACGGCACCGAGATAATATCCTTGTTACGAGAGAGCAATACAGATGCAGTTTCAGGCGGGAATACCATGTCATCATCAACCATCATGAGGTAATCACACTCACGTTTCACTGATTGCGCCGCAAGCCAGTTCCTATGCTCTGAAATGGAGTAACAGGTAGGTGACATGACAGGAAACCACTCAATCTCACGGGAGTTATTAACCATGTGGAGCAAGGACATAACAGTCTGGTTCTTGAAACCACGATTTGACAACAGACCGAGCATTATTTTGGGTTTATTTGTGTCCACATCGCTACCCCAATAAAGGGGTAGAGTGTAGAAGCAAGGCTCTACAGAGCCATTTACGCGACGTTCACATCGTAAAGAATCGTTGCAAGGCCCGTGGGGGTCTTGACACCGAAGTCTGCACGCGTGATGAAGCCCTTACCTGACTGGAGGCCAGGGTCTTCCGTAACCTTCAACTTGCCCCAAGTCTGGCGAAGAACGCCGACCTTGTGAATGCGCTTCACACCAGCGAATACGTGGCCACCAGTCGCGTGACTGTTGGAAACGTAGTGGTATGCACCCATAAGGAAGTAACCGCGGTCGATACCGTTTTTGAGAGCGGCGTCTGCGAGGTTATAACCATTGGCCTGAGCGAACTGCTCAAGTGCCTCAAAGTCTGCAGGTCGCCATACGAAGAACAAACCGTTCGTAGACATAAGGTCTGAACCGTTTGCAACCGTAGCGATGCGGCGAATACCGCGCACTACGTCATCAATGTTCGTTGCGGTGACCGTGATAGCAGTCGTGACACCGGACGTGATGGTTCCCGATGAATCACCAACGTTGGTCCACGCGGCGTGGTCTGCGAGAACAGCCGTTTCAATCTGGTCAGAAAGGAGCTTGCCAGAGCGGTCGGCAATATCCATCTGGTCGATGTACGAGCACTGCGCGAAATCCGCTTCATCAGCGAATACCGGAACAGTCTTGTACGTTGCGATGTTGAGCTGTTCGTTTGCGAGCGTGAAATCCGAGAAACCGTAAGCGGTGCCACGGGTTCCAGTCTGCGCGACAAACTCCGTACTCATGTAAGGGAGATTGATTGCGTAGGCCGATGAGAATCGGACATCGCATACTTCCTTCCATGTTGCGGGCTTGTTAAGACGTTCCTGGAGCTTCGCCTCGAAATCCAGTTTATATACCCCTACGTCCGACGGGGTGTCCATAGTGTTAGCCATTGTAATTACCTGTAATTAACCTTTAATCCCAGGTAAATCGGTTGGCTTAGTAGCGTCCGCGAGCTGACCGTTCAATTTCTATCTTCCGATTGACTACTTGAATCCGAAGTTCAGGGTCATCAGGCAGTTTACCTTTTGCTATCCAGTACTCAACCTTTGAGGTGGCGGGTTCTGTTGATGTTCGTGTCCCTTTAATGGAAGCTGCTTTCAAAGCGTCATTGTTACCTTTTTCGGTTTCAAGTCGTGATTTGAAATATCCTGATTCAAGTAATGTTTCCAGGTCATGTCCGCTATCTTCAAGTTCCTGCTGCACAAATCCAAAATAAGTTGGTTCAATGCCGCTAGCTTTTAGATACGCTTTCTGTCCCCAATCCAATTCACCTGACTGCTTTTGCTTTTTTGCTGGCTTCTCGTCCTCGATACCAAGTTTCTTAGAAACCTGTTTCAATTCACGAGTGAGCCGAGCGCGTCGTGCTTCTAGGGTTTCAGTCGGCTTTTCAGTTTCCTGTGTACCCTCGTCCTGAACCGTAGTGTCCGTCTTCGTTTCAGTTACTACCTGTTCAGTACCTTCTGTCTTCGTTTCATTTGGTTCCATAAATGAGAATGGTTAGTCACTCTTTCGCGGGGAGTGAGAGCCGTTTGTGTCACTTGTATAAGTGAGAATTATAAAGCCCTTTTGTTTAGGTGCGCTAACCTATGTGCTATTAGTCTGCCTCCGTCATTTCGTCGAAGATAACCGTCACCGTGAGAGCCGCTGTGCGAATGAACGTCACTTTCGCCCAATCAAGCCCTGACAATACCAAGTCACCACCTGTTGCCTCTGCGAATTGCAGGTCAAGCGAACTGTTCTTTGCGGCAAAGGTAATGGTTGCACCTGCGGTCGTTGAAGCGTTACGAACATATATCGTTGTTGCATCGCCGACTACAGGAATCATCGCCAAGGTTGAGGAAGCATCAAGCGTAATCGTGGTGTTGATGTTCGGAAGGATACTGAATACCGTCGGCAAGGAAGCGAAGTCCTTGGCCTGTGTGGTATACGATACCGTAACGTAATCAGTTGTCGTTGCGACGTAGCCACCCGCTGTAACACCCTGCTTTGCAAACAAGTGTGAGTAGAATTCCGGGCCAGGGTTTGCACCAACGCGCTCTATGACAGTCTGTGTCGAAGGAAATGCAACCATAATCACCGCGACTACGACCACAGAAGCAACGACACTTGCAATAATTGATTTTAACATTACTTTGTAGATTTTTTGCTTTTAATTTCGACCTTTTTCTCTGTAACCTCTGCAAGCTGTTCACTGATAACCTCCTTCACTTCTTTGCTCTCTAATTTGTCCCGTAGAGAGGCGAGCCGGGCATTCTTTAGACTCATACTCGTAATACTACTAATAAACTACTTCGTATTCGTTATCGTTATGGTTGTGGAAGCCCCAAAACCAAACGCTCGAACCAAGCCACAACCGAACTGCTCTGCGTCATATACTACCGTTGTACTTCCTAACTGCAGATGACCATACAACGCCCCAGGCATTTCAGTTGATGTAGTACCTCGGTCGGAGAATGTCAGTGTAATAGGCTGTGCAAACGTAGTAATGATTCTGGCGGCACAGGTTGTGGTTGCGATAATCGTTGCAGCGTATTGCGGCCCCACTGCTGCGGGTGAAGTAGTTGATACGGTTGCTTGCAAACCTGAAGGTGCACCACCAAATACGACCTGCGGTTGCGAAACTAATCCGTAGACATAGACGGCACAGAAGACTCCTAGTACCGCTACAATAATCTCAATTTTAGTAATCGTTTTCATTTAACGTGCTTTATTTTTACTTTCTAATACTGCTCCCTCGACCTTCCGTAGCTGTTCAAGCTCGCGGAATGCTGTTATCACTAACTCAATTGCCAAGCGTCGCACTTTCGTAAGTCTCCCCAACTCCTCGTCTGAATACATCTCGTTTGAGCCGTCGTGACTGGTCTTATAGACGTTGAGTGCGAAGTTCATAAGGGCGTTAGGGGACTTATCTGCTGCAAGCACTCCCTCACTGTAAATAGGCCGAAACAACACCTTCTTAACCGCCTCCACGAGAATAGCGTCATTAAGAAACGAGGTTACTTTCTGCTGCTCAATATCCGACAAGTACGGGGTATCCATGATTATTGTTTAGCTTCTGCTGTTAAGTCCAACTGCGGCACACTCGTTTGCCCCCCAGGGGCCGCAAGCTGCTGCTGTTGGATAGGGGAAGGAACTGCCTGCTGATACGCCAACGAGAAGTCACCGGGCGTAAGACCAGAATATTCGAGTATCTCGTTCCAGTTCTTGGCCATGCCTGGTATCTGTAGAGCGGCCTGGAAGCCCTGGGGGTTGGCAAATATCATACGGAAGATATTGACGAGCTTGTCGGTCATAGCGGAAAGGTTCTTTTGTTTGCCTGCAACGTTTACCTTAACTTTAAGAGGCTTGTTCTTGAACTCACCCGCCAGTGTTTCAAGGAACCTCTTGTTGCCACCCTGCATGAACTCCTCTTTAATACGCGCCTCAAACGCTTTTACTTCATCAGGATTAAAGTCCTTACCGCTTACAATCTGCTCATAGACGTATTGCTTTGAAGCGTTCCGAACCACGCAACTAACCACATACTGCATTTCCTCCACAGACAGCTCTGACATGAACTGCGTACCTTTAGTAATCTCATTGACGATATAGGGAAACAACCAATCCATGTAGACCGATTCGATGAACTTCGCGTAGGGCATACGGCGGTATTCATGCTGCCCCTGGCCTTCTTGTGTAACGAGGTCTTGAAGTTTGAACGGGGTGCCGGAGGACGGATTCTTTCCAAGTAGAGCATCAGTGGCACCTGAAGTGGTCTGTGCTGATTCGCGGAGCGCACTTTCAAAGTTGGTGAATAACTGATAGGCGCGGGGTGTCGTATCAACCTGGGTCATATCCGCTCCCTGCTGGAGATTGAGGATTGACAGGTTATCGAGGCCCTTGAGTCCTGTGGGGTGCTTTGCGGAGAGGGTCGGGTCGGTACTCTTGAGAATAACCTTTGATGCAGCCTCAAGCATGTTCTTCTGCTGAATCACGCTCCAGGTAGACCATACTTGCTGTTCAAAGAGTTCTTCTGCACCACCAAAACCAAGAGCACGGTTGTAAATCTTGTCTCGGAGAAGTAACTTCAAGTTACCCTCTTTCTGCGCCTTGCGGAACAACGTAACGCCCTGCTGTTTGCCGTCAGATGTGTGGTAGAAAGCTACAATGTGCAGTTGATACTTGAACTTGCTGTAGTTATCAGAGTCGTCAAGAAATGCAACGGGGAGCGAACCGTGTATCTCGTATACCTTGATAGTCTTTGTTGTGGACTTCACCGGCATACCTGTCATCTTGTCAATAACCTTTGACTCATCTGCAAGGTCTACGAGCTGTTGAAGGGTGATGTTTGCGCCGTTCGATTCCTGCCCCCAGCCCATATCAGCCATTTGCAGGAGTTCATCAGGGTTATAGTCATGCTTGAAACCGACAGGAGCACCCAGTAGATTAGTTTGGTCGCAGAACGCTATGGATTGCAGTGGTATGACTTCCGGGCGGGCACGGTCCATCTTCTTTGCCAAACCACCACCATAGACGACCTTTGACTCGTTTACCTCATTCAGGAACGTGTCAATATCGTTCTCCACAACAAATACATCGTCGTGGTACTTCTTAATCAGGAAAGATAGGTGAGCGGAATCAGGTTCGTCAACGTAGATTGTAATATCCTTTACGTCTATGTTTTCAGCCCGCATCTGAAGGCCAGTAAGAGGCCGGGTAATGTTTATTACCGGGGTATCCTCGTCGTTTCCATTCAGTAGGCGGCCATGCTGGTAGTAGAAAGAGGTCTTGATATGGTCAACCATAGACCACTGCCAACCATTTATATCTATGGCTTGCGCGTACTCGTTCTCCTTAATAGTCACATAGTCGTAAATGTCCTTATATCTCATAGCATTCCTGTTATACGCTTGGCAAAGAGTGCAAGCTCTAAAGGTTTGTAAAACAGCCGTTCGATTTTAGTCTTGTTTAGGTGCAAAGGCATCTTCAATGCTCTAGCACCATTCGTGACTTCAAGTTTACCGATAGCTTTTACAACGCCGCGCGGTTTGATTTCATTCAAAGCATCGAGCAAGGTCGCACCAGCAGCAGAAAACACCTCTGCACCTATAGTAAGAATAACAGAATAGCCTTCAGCTTTCGGCTTTGCTTTCTTCATTACACACAATTATAACACGCAAGCAAGAGTGTCTTTGTGGACTTATCGTGCCGGGTTACTTGGCTTTGCTTTCCACGCAGGAACCGGGAGCATTTCATTGGCACGGATTACTGATACGAGTGACGTCATCCCATAGCGGATTGAATCCATACTGTGACTCCACTGGTGTTCGGGCGTATTCAGTACCCGGCCATCCCTGTCCGTTTCCCATAAGTAGTTGCGATATTCTTTAAGCACGTTCACACTACGCTTCGTTACAAAGATACGCTGGTCTTGCACCTGCTGAATACCTTGACGCACTGAATCAGCACCTTTAAGGGTCGGCATGATGTTGATACCAAACGAACGTATCTCGTCTATGCTCTTTGGCTCCGCGCTGTCTGCCACTACAAGAACTGACTTTATATTTATCAGTGTGTCGGCTATCTGTTTATTTGACATACCTTTCTGGAAAACTAACTCATCGAGGATATAGGCACCGTTCCAGTAGTAGATTGCGACAATGGCCGTCGGGTCGTTTGTGTAGCCGAAGTCGAGCCCTACGCGCTCCAGTCGTGCTTCATGCGGCACATCGTCTATAACCTGCCAGTCTTTGTATATCTTGCCCTCTACTTCACCTAACTGACCGAGGCCATACACCTGATACCAGCCTTTGCGATTCTTGCGGGCTTCAATAGACGCGACGATTTCTTCCGGGCACGCCTCGTTATCCTTGTAGGTGAGAATAATAAAATCAACGTCTTGTCGGTTTGGTATAATCTCCTCCTGCACCCAGAACTCATTGGTAGGGTTGTAGTCTATAAACAAGAACTCCTTGGTACGGACTTCCAATTCATCAAAGGCTCCCAGTGTGAGGTTGTTTGCCTCATTCATAAAACACCTATCCCGGCGGCCACCACGGAGCTTCTCTGCCTGGTCTGCGCCGAAGAACTCTATCTGTGAGCCTGTTTCGAAGGTGTATATCTTATCTGTTTCAGCCCAAAGGTCTTCTTTCCAGTAGTTGTGAGCTTTGAGTATGTTCTTAAAATCACGGAGTGCACCTTTCTTCAAATGGGGTATGGACTCCGCTACGATTGAAGTCATAGTTGGCGAAGTATCCATCTGGGCGCGGGCAATAAGGTACAACAATATGCTTATTGTCTTGCTGGCACTCGTCCCGCCCTGAACGATACGAATCTTCTTATTCAGTGCCGCTATCTTTTTGGTCGCTGTGGTTTCCGAGTATTGCATCTATTCTTCTATACGCCTCTCAAAAATCATTCCCTCATATCCACCATCATTGCATACCCAGCCGACCACTCTAAAACCTTCACTACCTAATTTGTTTATATCATCCAAGTCAAAACTGACACCATGATTTGGATAATCGTTCAATGTTCTATATTCATATCTAACTTTCTTTGTTTTCATCAGATAACACTAGTGGGATTATAGGCGTTGGTAATGCTTTACCGTCACTTGTTATATCTACGTTCGGTCCAAACTCCTTTCTCCGCTTTCTCTCTAAGTATTTAAAAGCATGATTCGCGTCTGTCTTGATTGCTTTTATTACTGTTTCTCTTGCCAAAAGAGTAGGGTGCTGGCGTAGTGTGTCAACTTTGTCCTCATACTCTGGATTCTTCTTCAGATATTCATAAAATGTGTTTCGGGATATACCGGCATGTGCGCAAGCCTCATCAACGGTAGAATCCCAGGAAAATGCCTGCTCTAGTGCTGTTAGAACATACTTGTTCATTACCGTTGGTCTGCCGCCTTTATCTATTCTCATAGTGTTAGCATCAATACACGTTTTATTTTAATCTTATCGTCGAAGCCCGGATAGGCTCTTTGGTTATAGATATATTGTTCTGCCTCCTTTTTTGTATTAAAAACAGGGAAATGGTCTAGTGTAGTTGACAGTAAAATACTAGGGTGCCAATCTGTAGCGTGTCGTCCTCCCCAAGTGCTATAAATAACGTAACAACGTTTTATCATCGAACTATATTATATTGTCATTTGACTATAATTTTACTCCCAATATACTACTGCACCTAGAAATATAGGGTCTTCGTTCGCGTCGTTGATAGTGTATCCGTTGGAGAGTATATATGTTATGTCCGCAGTTCGCGTTTCTTTGGGCCGTATCACAGTATGTGTGCCATGCTTTGACCAAGCTCCTTTACGTCTGCAATCACGAATGTAGTCGTCTATCTCCATATTTTATCTCCTGTATTATACCGCGTTTCCCTGCGTAGTGCTATTGGGATTAACATCTTCTATCGTTATATTCACCCAACTTAATCTCTGGTTTATAGTCATCCATTCTTCTTTTTATCTCCGCACATTTTTCTGTGAGCCACCAATCTATCTTGTCTGGTGGTATTGGATTTGCTTTAAGGAAATCAACCGCCTTTCTAATTTCTTCTGCTGTTAATTTATTGCTCATCGCTCTATTAACTTAATCTCTGGTTCGTGATAAACGTCTTTTGATTCGTCGCGGATGTTCGCTCTTCCATTAACAAACGTCACTTCTGCTTCGCGGTTCTGGTCTACAATTTCAACTATCTCTGCTTCTGATAATTCTCGCCACCCTTTCTCCTTCAACACACCACGCCACAACCCAGGAAACGCACTCTTTAACTGCTCTAGGGCTTGGCTTTCGTTTATAGCGTTCTCAAACCTTAATGATGCTGTTTTACCGAGGGGGAGGTGTATCATGGCGTTATCTTTGGGGGGTTACTTGTAAAGCGTAAACCTTGGATTCTTTGTATATGCCCTTGGTTCTAACTCGCCCATTTCTTTTGCCAACATTTCAACCCACTTTTTAAGTGCTTTTAATTGTCTGTTGGTTAGCCCACTCATTCCATATACTGAAAGTCTTGCTCTAATTGTGTTTTTTGTTGTTTTCATATCTTTATTTATTACTTGTTATCGTTCTCAAACCGTAGGGAGGCGGTGGTGCCGAGTTTTAGGGTGTAGCTCATTTGTTCTCTTTAGCTAGAAAGGAGAGGACATCGGATAGTTTCGCAAGTTTTCCTATCGCCTCGTCGACTTCGTATTTTTCGCACATTCCCATTGTCCCCCAGTTTTTTATGCCACCACGATAACGAATAAGTGAAAACAAACTAACTGCACGGTCAACCACATCTTTATACTCCGCCACCCTCGCCCCCTCGTCAACACGTATCTCTGTTTCGGCGGTGCGGAGCCAGTCAGCACACACCTGTATAAGTGCGTCTGCGCGATTATCACCAGTATCGCCAAACTTCTCCTCAAACCTATCGGCGAGTGGTTTGGTCATAGGATTGTAAATCTGGTAACTTGTACTCTTCCTCCGAACTTGTAATGCTCCTATCCTCTATTCCATTCACAGCCCTGCCTAGCGACACACTAATCACGTCAGTCATTTTCTTGAACGTGTCAGAATCAAGCAGAACTTGGTTGTAGGTGTTCGACTGCGGCGCAGTTTCCAAGAACACAAGCGTTCGTGTTTCGTATAACTGCGTGTCAATATCGTGAGGTTTTACAGTGGGCGTTTTGACTTCTTCGTGAAAAACAGTGCCTCCATAACTCATATCGTATGACACTCGGTATTTACGACCACATCTACCGCATATCGCTTGGCTCAAACCGACGGACAAACTCCCTACTTTATGACCTAAAATCCAACAAAGTATTCTACTCATGTGATTGTGGGTTAGAGAGGGGCGCAAGTAACTTTCTAATACGGGCACGTTCTGTGTTTATTGCTTCAACGTGTATCGGCCACACACTGTCGTCGGCTATCGTTGGCACCATTTCATCTTCTCCTACAACGGAATCCACGATTTGCAGTACCTCCCTCTGCCCTGCGGCGTGTCCTGCGGCGTGGGAGCGGGAGAGAGCAGTGCGGAAATCGTTAAAAACTTTTATGTATCCTACGCGGTCAAGTGCTTTCAAGTAGTGGTGTTTCTCCCACAGTTCATTGAATAACTCATCATCAGGCTGTGGTTCCTTTCTGTGACATGTTCCCAACTCCACCAACGCCTCATCGGTTTTGTTATTCATCCTCGTCTGGTTTACCTTCCTCTAATAATGCTCGCAGTTCTTTGGACATTTCTTCCCGACCGTCATGTTTGCCTTTTTCGTAAGCAAGTTTTACCGCACTCCATGTGGGACTATCGGTTTTGTTTTTACAGATGTGTTTGGTTTGCTCTCCTGCACCATTCATTCCATAACTGCCACCTTTCCACATTCCACACTTTCCACACTTGCTTCCTTTAGTGTCAGCGGTTATCATTTGTTCTCTTTAGCTAGAAATACTGCCCCACTGGTCTGCCATAGCATCTGCTATGCCCTGAAAGGTTTTACTACGATTTTTCTGTCTATCTATGCCTCCCTTATTAAACCAGTTCCCTGCGAGTTTGGTACTCTCGATACTTGGTACTAAGTTGGTTGGTTTTAATAATGGCACCCCATCAATCCATAACTGGGTTCTTTTACTTACCGGGTGGCCGAACATAAACGGCTGTATAATCTGATTACACGGCGGTAATCCAAAAATCTTGCTCGGCGTAGGATTTTCAATACAGCGTTTGTGTATAAACCTGGCATCCCACAGTTGATAGAAAAAATCAGCAGCACGAAGACCTAATCTTTTTCTTTTTTCATCCAGTTTTCCTTTTGGATAAAGGTGTCTTGCTCCGGCGTTCGTCAGGTAAGTACATGGTGGATGTGCAATCATCATATCCCAGCCGTCGTGTAGATGTTTCAATACGTCATCCTGTATATGCCATTCGGGGTGTCCGCCACTACAGGGAAGTATGTCGCAGGAAAACGCTTCATGGCCTTTTGCACGAAACGCCTTGCACACCGTCTGACTTTCTTCACAAGCGACTAATACTTTCATTGTGTGTTCTCTTTAGCTAGAAAGGAGAGGAAGGTGTTTTCACGTATGGTGTCCTCTAATATTTCCTCTGCGACGTTTCTTATCCTCGCTCTTTCGTCAGCCCGTATCTCTGTTTCGGCGGCGTGAAAAGCATCACGAATAGCAACCTCTAAATCAGATGTGGGTTTACCTAGGTCTTGGGGGTGCGCGATTCTTGTAAGCCGTATCACTATGCTCTCGACTATTTCCTCAAACTTCTCGGCGAGTGGTTTGGTCATAGACCTAAGATATGCTTATGTGAATAATGTTCCTCGTAACGGTTACGTGTCCAAAAAATAATTCCGCAACGACACTTCATTCCAGCGAAACGAAAATAATAGGGTTCTTCTATTGCTGGCACCCATTCGCCTCGTTTATTCTGACAAGACACTCCTTGTACTGGTTTTATATCTTTACTCATGTGATTGTGGGTTAGATATATTATTTACTAAGAACTTAAGAAGGTACAAGCGAATATGTGCTGGTTCTGGTGGGCGGTCAATACTAAATCCTGCTAGATAGGTATTAAATGCCGCCTCAATCGTCTGTACACACTTCTCTCGTTCCTCCCTCTGCCCTGCGGCGTATCCTGCGGCGTGGCCCTTTGTATACCCGTTTGAATATGCACGAGGCACTGCCCCTTGTTCGATGATGTCTTTCATTTTTTCTAACTCGTCGTATGCAGTAATTGAGCTCCAAGAATCAAGATGCTGTAAAAAGTTATCTCTCCACTGTTTCCATTCCAACCCCTCATCCGTCGCCTCTTTGGGTGTGTTTGTCATGGGGTTGCGTTCTATCGGCCAACCGCCGCTCTCGTTTTTATATTCGTAGGTCATTTCAGTTTCGCTTCGCATGAGGTGATAAAGGAGAGGAGGTGATTGAGGTCAATGGCGTCCGTATCAAGGTGTGTATTTTCCTTCGCCCACTCCCGCACCGCTGCTAGGTCGGAGAGGCGGATTTCGTTGATAAGTTCAGTGTATTCATTCGTGTGCGAGAACTCTGTTATAAACCTTTTCGCTACTTCCTCTCTTGATTTGTACATGGTTATTTCCTATTACTAATCCGACTACTTCACGCGCGGGGGTCTGGGGGATAGAACAGAGGGGAAAATTTGTCTATCATGAATTTAGTTTTCCCACATTGGTTGTCATAGATTTTCCCCCTTACTATGTAGAGGGCGTATAGTTTCCAACCACCCCAGAGCTCCACGTATGAAGTTGTGATAGTGAGCCAAGCGGTGGGATTGAATGGACCCATTTGCTGACTTCCATTTTGGAAGTGAAGGAACCAACTTACGATGGCTCCAATCCTTCAATCCACACCATTCGACTCGCTATCTTGATAATCGGCACTAGGGGGACCTGGCCCTAGCCTTTTGCCTTGCGGCTTAGTGGTATTTTCCTCCCCCCGATTGTTGGCATTTCCCACGGGCCCCCCAGTACCGACTATCTCATAATTACCCGATGCCCGTGAATGAGGCGTATGTATTCCTTACGTCCTTAGATGTGTGTAGCACCGTGGGGAACCTCACTCAGCGGGAATCGAGTAACTATGTGTATGGTGGGGCGGCGAGGATTGAATGGATTTTTATACGCACAATTCTCTATAGAATCGTTGGAGCAGTACATTCCTGTACCGCCAATCCTTCAATCCGCGTCGGCATTGTTCATTGTGAACAACGGATGCACCAGCGGGTTGCCCCGCCGTCCCACCACACTATTGTTCAGACGGCGGATAGGGTAAACGTTATCTATATGCTTACACTAAAGTAATTTAGGACCAGTACTAGCCCCGCCATAGAAATAATCCATTTACCCTGGTCACCGTCCGAGTTGTTAAAGAGCTGCAGTGTTATTATCTTACTTTCTCACACCATTCGCGTCGCAACACAAACTTCCACCAGACGCGTTTGAACCACACAATTTGAAACTCGCCCTCACACGTTTTATGTTCCATACACCAATCACAGGTTAGCAATCTGTCGTTGGTGGCTAAATTAAATTTGTCTGTGCCACGAATACTATCAAAGTCCAGTATCACATAACAATATTTGCATCTGTTGGTCATGGTGTTATTTCTTTACCTACCCAACGCTTCTTTGCCCCAGCCTTCCCTATCTTCTTCAGGTGCGCGTCGCGTTTTTCTTTTTCTTCCGGCGTGAGGTTCTTGTGACGGTTGATTGCGATGTGCCGCATTACGTCACTGATTGTCTGTACTGTTAGTTTCTTCATATTTTTAGTTTATCTTTCTTGTCTAGCTGTTCCGTAAACCATCGCCACAGGTCTACTTTTAATATTTTCTGTTCTGCGGAATAAGAGATTTCCAATGGGATTCCGGCGTAAGTAATACTTTCTTGATAACTATGTGTTAGGTCCATTAACACGCCATACTCCTGCATCGAATCGAGTGCTAACATTAACTCATTATTCTTTCCTTTCTTCATGTGTCTATTTTACCATACGGTATGAGCTTGTAAATTGAGTTGTCCACAGTTACCGCCAACACTTGGAACTTGCCGACCAGGGAGAACTCCCGAAGTTATCGAATATCCACTGCCCCATTTTCCAGTTACCATCTTCCGTGTAAATGTCGAAGCCAAGCTCACGGGCCTTGTCGTTCCAAATTGTTTCGTTCAGTTGCAGAATGCCTATGTCTGATGGTTCGACCTTTCCGCGCAATACCCGCCCATCGGCACGAAATTGTTTCAATCCTGACTCACATTTCGCAACCCTTTTGAGGATAGGTGAGATTTCACGAACCGGGACTTCTTTTTCGATAATGTGTATTTTTGGAATCTGTGCGTTTGCGTAGGCATTGAACCCATAACCACCTGTAACGCATATGCCGATAGCAAGAAGGGACGCAAGAATAAAAGGGTAGAACAGCCACTTCTTTGCCATGGCCCAGCACCACATTTCAATTCTCTGAACGAGTGAGAAACCTTTTTCTGTTTTCTCTACTGCGTAGCGGCCTATCCTGTCACGCAAACGTCCACCCATGTACCAGACGTGCTTCTTGCCTGTGTTCGTGTCGTTGATGATTACTTTGTTTACTTTTTGCATGTGATTTACTTATTGGTTAATCGTCATGCGCCACTGACATTACAAGTATAGCATACGGTACGGAACGTGCAAGCCGACCTGTGGATAGTGAACGGTGGCTAACTATAGCCGTAGTTTATGATATGTTTTCCAACCATAAGTATCTGTCTTTTTATGACAATCTACACACAAAGTCCTACCGTTATCAATTTCAAATCTTAATTCAGGAAATAAAGCGAATGGCTTGATATGGTCAGCATTAAGATTTCTCCCAGTCCCTTTCTGCCCACACCAAACACAAGTGTAATTATCTCGTTCATAAACTGCTTTACGCCACACCTTACATTGAGTAGATTTTCTTATTTTTTCATTAACTGGAGTAATGCCACCTTTCCACCTCCAGTTATTTTTACCAGTGACTCTCTCCCTCATAAAGGCCGACTTGTTTCTTTCAATCAGAAAAGGAGATTTACAACCCAATCTCATTTTATTTCCTTTTTTAAAAGCCCCTCGGTTTGATTTTCCTTTGGTTGCTTCGCTGTGTTTTTTCCTTGTTTCAAGAGAAACGAATTTACCTCTATTACCATCAGCAATTTTCTTCTTTGTTTCTTCTGATAAAACCGCGCCAAGTCGATTTTGGTTGCCAAGACTTTTTAGTCTTGCTCGTTCCCTAAATTCTTTTGTCCTAATGTATGTCCCACTCATAATCCAATTTTTTGTACATCTTCTAAACTTCTTACTATATGATATTCACCTCCTGCTTTTTTTACATTTTGTTCAAAAATAATTTGTGGTTCAGATTGTGTCCCTGTTTTAGTCTTTACTTCTAAACCAATATATTTTCCGCCTTTTGCTATGATAATAATATCACAAATTCCACGCGGTGTATATTTTGGCATTGCACGAAATGTTTTCCTAGTCACATCATAAATTGGCGTGTTGTTGTTGCGGTAAAAAAAATATCGACGCAGGGCTAGGTAATCGCAAATTGCGCGCTGAATGTCTTTTTCAAGAATATTTGTTTTCAAGATACTGGAGTCTTAGTTTATAATTTATTGCTTTACTGATTGAAAGGATTTGTGCTGGTGTCATTCTGCGGAGCATTATCAAATCCATTTTTTCTTTTACTTCCGTGTTCCTGGCTTGGTCGTGAATGTTCTGACATACGGGGAGTATCGTTTCCATGATGTTGCTCTGACGACCTCCGAATATCAGGTTGTGATGAAACTCTATTTTCCCGCCGCAATTATGCGACCAAGGATAACAACAGCGTTTATAAAAAGCGTCCTGTGCCATTGTAGCCCTTTGTTTTTCGGGGATTTTCCTCATAGAGCGTTAATGCTCACTCTATCCGCGTCCCACTTCGTCGGGAGAATAATTCCAAGCTGTGCTATTTCTGCGGCGACCTTTGTGAGATAGTCTGCGAACTCGGAAGTAGTAAGTTCGGTAGTAGACCGGGCGAGCTTATATTCTTTCCCGCCTATCGTTATGATTTTTGGTGTCAGGAAGCGACCCTTGAAAAGTCTGTGCAAATCGTCTTCACTGTTTCCTGTGTCTGCCGCTACAATCGTCAGCCATACCCAGTAGAGAGAGTTTGCTTGCAGTGAACGCTTCCCTTTCTTGTGTTCCAAGACAACAGGCTTTCCGTGATTGGATTCACACCACGACAACCAACGGAACCGCATACCCTGGGACTCCCAGTCTAGGGTGCCGTCTTTTTTTACAAGGGCGCTGAATCTCATGTTAATAATTTAGCATCCCCTGCATTCAGTGCTGCGTGTACTTCCTCTTTGATTTTTCCAATATAGCCACGATAATCTCCGCAGTATTTTGATATTTCAGAATGGTCTTCCGGGCCGAGTTTGTAACCGTCGTTCCAACCCATAGCACGGTGATAATCGGGTTCAATGACCGTAACAGCAGACCCGCGCACTTGCCCATTCTTTAGCGTGACTATCTTTCCTGTAATCTGTGCCGCTATAGCTCGCGGTAATTCTTCTTCGTCAATGGGAATAAACTTCTCATACCCAATCCACACTTTGAAATATTTACAAGATGACATTTTTTCTCCAATCTTTAGCTTCTAATGCTTCCTTTTTGCGTATAAACTGCGCTTCTAAGCTCGACCATTTATCTTCTAACTGCATCGGGGTCATTATGCTTGGGAAATAGGGCATCTTATTCGTTTTTGGTAGGAGGGCGATAACCTGTAGTAATTTGTCTTTACCGTGGAGTGCCAGGAGACGAGAACAGGCGTCCCTCATAGGTGGCCGGGCAAACCATTTCTTAAAAGCAGGGTTTACTTCCTTAAAAGATTCAATAATTACTGGTATGTCTACCCCAACGGTTTCCGTTGGTAGTATCTCATTCTTATCATTCTTATCATTCTTGTTTATAGTGTCCGTAGTCTGTGGTAGTCTTGTGGTAGTCCTATAGCTTTCGGTGTGGCTTTCGTAGTTCTTAGGATTCTGATATAAGTCGTAGTTTACTATGTTTATTACCAATCCGCGTGTGGTTTTCCGTGTAGTAATCATTGTATGCTTCGTCAACCACTTCATGGCATTTTCGCAATCATAGCCGTTATATGTCATTTTCCTCCACCCACAATACCAAGAAAGTCCCTCCTGTATATCCCGATAAGTCCGCACCATTGAGCCACGGGCTATGCCTTTGTTGTCCTTATGATTCGCTTCACGTAGAAGCCAATCCCAAATCTCCCGCACCGAAGGAGCAGCGTGTGCAATTTCGCTTTCCTGTATTTTCCTCGCTTTAATGTAATATCCACCCTTTATCATTTTTTTGTTCGCAATTTGCGCTGTTCTATTGTTTTTTCTAAATGACAAATATGACAGAGGGTTTGTAAGTTACTGATAGAATTATCGCCACCATCAATAATTTCTTGAATGTGGTCTACTTCAAGGTTTACAACAGAGCCACACTTAACACAGCGATAATTATCTTTTTCTAGACACGACTTCTTAAGTCTTGCTGCAAATAGTTTTTTCCTACGATAGATATAGGTTTTTTTAAGTTCTTCTGATTCTAGTAATGCTCTAGCGGCCAAAGAAAGAAGCCCAGTGATTTTTCTATCGTTTAATGGAATGCCTAATTTACGAAGCTGTGTGGCAAACATTGAGGCATTCAGCGCGTCAGGAAGCATGGCGACCTCAACATCACGCACAAAAGGATACGTGTTTGTGTCATTCCACAACGTTATAAACTTCTTTATCCTCTCTTTCTGTTGTTCTAGCGTTCTCGCTTGTCTATGAGTATGCTGGTGAAATGCCTTGTTCTTACTTATAAATCTCCGACGGGCCGCGTCTTTATCGTATGTCATCGAAGGAAGTTTATTGGATAAATCACACGAACAATCTTTGTCATTACGTCATCTCCACACCGCTCGTACTGCGCGACACAAGCGGTAGCAAGCATGAGCCAAAGAAAGAAGAAGCCGAGGTAGCCGACAACCAACATTCCGAGTACATCTAGTGATTTCTTAAACATGGGGGTTATTTGCGTTTATAAGGGGGTTTCGTAGCCGACTACGGAAATTCAGTCTGCGAGGCGCCTGGGGGCGTTTAGAGGCCAATAAAAGCATTTTGCGCCCCCATCTCAACCTACTAAAACGGTGGCAACCCACTGGTATCGTCCCACTGCTTCCACAACCACGCACGCCAGTACTTAATTCGTTCGCCGTAATCTACAGTTGCATCATGCTGTGCTTCAGATACGGTAATCAGGACCGCGTCACGCATGGTAGAGGAAATCTTGATGTTCTCTGCCTTGTTGTCCTGTGCCTTTTCAATGTTGGCCGCCTTCGTTTCCATGGCCTTGGTAATCGCGGCCGGTGAACGACGTACTACTGACGCGCCTTCCGTCTGCGGCTTCGGTGGAAAAAGAGAGGTATAACATTTTGGGTTCTTCCATG